CTCCAGAAGTTTCCTCTGTGCAAACTAACTCCTACAGTAAACTTATAGGTGACCTTGTTAATGACGCTAAAGACCTTGTGGAAAACTCGTGGGACTGGTCTGCACTTAGGACTACACTTACAATCACTACTACTTCTGGAGTCTTTAACTACTCCTTAACTGGCAGCCAGAACAACATCAAGGAACTAAACGTGTTAAATGACACGTCTAACTTCGTGATGAACTACCAGACTAACAACTGGTTTGACTCACAGTTCCTATTGTCAGCACCGGAAACAGGGTCACCAATGTACTACACGTACAACGGTGTTGACTCTGACGGTGACACTTTGATCGACGTTTATCCAAAGCCTGACGGAGTTTACTCCTTACGTTTTAACTGTGCGTTACGTAATCCTGACTTGAGTGCAGACACTGACAAGCTGAAGATACCTGCGATGCCAGTAATGCACCTTGCTGTAGCCTTTGCTGCACGTGAGCGTGGAGAAACCGGAGGTACTTCTACTCAGGAATACTTCTCTATGGCTAACAAGTACTTGTCAGATGCTATTGCAATGGACGCCGCTAGACACCCTGAAGAAACTATCTTCTACACGCCTTAAGGTATTTATATGGCACAAGAACTCAAAAGTATTAATCTTGTAGCTCCGGGCTTCAAGGGCATTAACACTGAAGACTCACCGTTATCTCAGGACCCTTCCTTTGCTGAAATTGCTGACAATGCAGTGATTGACAAAAGAGGGCGTATAGCGGCACGTAAGGGCCTTAACGTCACCACTACTAACAAGACGCAGTTAGGTAGTGACTCCCTAAGTGCTATAAAAGAGTTCAGAGACGCTAACGGCAACACTAAGATCTTCTCTGTGGGCAACAACAAGATACTCAGTGGTACAACCACGCTGGCTGATGAGACTCCGGGTAGTTACACGATCAACGCTGACGACTGGAAGATGGTCAACTTTAACGACAGCATCTACTTTTTTCAGCGTGGTTTTCAGCCTCTGATATACAACGTAACTGCTTCAGGGACACCCGGAGGCGCTAATAGTAACGTAGTAACACTAAGCTCTGTCAATAGTGCAGCAGGTGTTGCTTCAACGATGTACGGCAATGAAGTCCTAGCAGCTTACGGCAGACTCTGGACTGCAGACTTTGCTACAGACAAGTCAACTGTTTATTGGTCTGATCTTTTGATAGGTCATGACTGGTCAGGTGGAACCTCTGGCTCCATCGACATAGCTAAAGTATGGCCTGATGGTTATGACGAAATTGTTGCACTAGCAGCACATAACAATCTTTTGATTATTTTTGGTAAAAGAAGTATCGTAGTTTACTCAGGTGCTGATTCTCCTGCTACTATGGCTTTGTCCGACACTATTTCAGGTGTTGGCTGCGTAGGAAGAGACACAGTGCAGTACACTGGTGTAGACGTTATTTTTCTTTCCCAGACTGGCCTAAAGAGCTTTGGCAGAACAATACAAGAAAAATCTATGCCAATAAGCAGTTTGTCCGGTACTATTACTACGGACATCATTCAGTTAATCAACGAAGCAAACGAAGTTTACAAGTCTGTGTATTACCCAGAAGCAAGCTTCTACCTACTAACTTTTACGAACCAAAACATAAGCTTTTGTTTTGACATAAGAGGTGCTTTAGAAAATGGGTCATACAGAGTTACACGTTGGCCCGGCACTAGTTTTACTTGTTATGAACGCAAGGACAACGGAGACTTACTCATAGGAAGCGCACAGGGTATAGGACAGTACACAGGTTTTCAAGACAATGGTAGTTCCTACAGCTTCAAGTACTTCAGCCCTGAATTGTCCTTTGGTGACCCTTCTAAACTTAAGTTCCTAAAGAAAATTAGACCGACGGTAGTAGGAGGTAGTGGTCTCGATATACTACTAAAGTGGGACTACGACTTTGGCTCTTCGTACAACACAAGCATCATCACGTTGAAGGACCAAGCAAAAGCAGAGTTTGGTATAGACGAGTACACCGTAGGTCAGTATTCTGACGGTATCTTGACGTCTAAAGACGCTGTAAACACTAACGGCAGTGGAGGAACATTGAGCATAGGTATGGAGACAAGCATTAATGGCAACGAACTGTCAATACAAGAAATCAATGTACTTGCACTAGTAGGTAAAACAATATGAGTAATTATACTAAGGTAACAGACTTTGCTGCAAAGGATACTTTGTCTGCAGGAGACCCTAACAAGGTTGTTAAAGGAACTGAGTTTGAAACTGAGTTTGACAACCTCGCTACCGCAGTAGCAACCAAAGCAGACACTGCTGGACCTACGTTCACAGGAACTGTAACAATACCTGCGCTGACCTTTACAGGTACGTTAGCTACAGGGACGATTAACGGAGGAACCTACTAATGAGTTTTAGTCTTACAGATTTTTTAACGTCACTTGGGGGGAAAGGAGGTACTGCTGCCAACACTGCTGCTGCTCTAGGTCTAGGCGCTGGGGGTTTAGCTCTTGCTGAAAAAGGTTACAGTGATTTAGGAGACATTGGAGAACGAGCTTTTGAGGGTCTAGCTGGAGAAGAAGGACTTGCTCAAGAACTCCGTGGTATGCTAGAGTTCCAGCCGTATACTGTTACTTCTGCTACTGGTGGTCAGTTTGGAATGACAAGAGACCCGGAAACAGGTCAAATGACTTACCAACTGGCTGCTTCTCCTGAAGAACAAGCCTTGCAGCAGCAGCAGTTACAACGTGCAGAGACACTCTTTGGACGTGCTGTAGCAGACCCTTCTATGCGAGAACAGGAAGTTCTTGGACGTATGGAAGACTTAGCGTCTCCTGAGCGACAACGACAGAGACTAGAGTTAGAACAGCGTTTAGCCGCACAAGGACGCTTAGGAACACGCACAGGGATGTTTGGAGGTACTCCAGAAGCCTTAGCGTTAGAGCGTGGTATTGCAGAAGCTCAAAACAAAGCAGCACTGGACGCCATGCAGTTTACCGCACAGGAACAACAACGTCAGGCTCAGATGGGTTCAGGCATGTTAGCTGCTGGTTACGTACCACAGGCACAGTTGCTCAATGCGTTACAACCCGGGATGACTGCTTCAGAACGTCAGAGACAAGCTATGTCGGAACAGGCAGGAACTTATGGCGAAACCTATACTTCAGGTTTACAAGCGTTGCTTCAGTCAGGCTTAGGACAAGCTAGTTTAGCTGGGGGTTTTGGAAGTAACATCGCTAGTGCAGCTCTTGGCGGCTTGTTTAGTTAATAAGGAGAATACATAATGGCTAAATTTGGAGAAAGTTTCTTAGCGCAGCTAGGCAGCCCAGCAATGTCACAAAGCTTGTTTGGCTTAGGTCAGGCTATTGGTGGTTTACCGGGTCAGCGTAAAGAACAACAAAAGAAACAAGAATTTAACCAGTTGATGAAGCAGATACAGGGCGCACAAGCCTCTGGGGACTTCAACAGTATGAAAATATTGGGACAACAGTTGGCTGCTATGGACCCAGCACAGGCGGCTAAAGTAATGCAAGCTGCTACTACTGGAGAAGAAAAACAACGGAAAGCTCAAGAACAAATACAAGGTACTAGGGCTGGGGCACAAATGCTGATGTCTGAACTACAAGACTATGCTAATAATCCTTCTCTCCCTGCTTCGGCTAGAACAGAAGCTTCTAATTTATTAAAAGCAGCAGCTCAAGCAGGAGACAGGGCAGGACTATTGGAGCCTCGTGTTCAGCAACTAAGAACCCGTTTAAATGAAACTGCTAAACCCGTGTCTCTTTCTGCGGGAGGAGCTTTAGTTTCTCCTACAGGTGAAGTTTTATATGAACGTCCTTTTAAGCCTACTGCTCCTACAAAGCCCAGTATTAACATTGAAGAAGCAGGGAAAAACCTGTATGTTTTTACAAATGGAGAACTAACTAACACTATTGAAATAGAAGAAGGAGAAGACGAAAGTCTTAAAGATAGAGAACGAAGAACTGCTCAAATAGCACAGGTTGTTCGTTCTAAAGCTGATATTATGGATTTAGCAGGTCCTGAGTTTATGGCTTCTGGCTTAACAGGCAAACTCAGCGCACAATTCTTAGCTGGGTCGGATGCTTACGATAGGCAAAGAGCTATTGAATCTCTTAAGTCTACATTAGGTTTAGAACAAATTGCTAATTTAAAACGACTGTCGTCTACAGGGTCTACTGGTTTAGGACAAGTTTCTAATTTAGAACTTAACGCACTACAATCTGAAATTGCATCTTTAGATGTGGGCATGTCAGAAGAAGCTCAAATAAGATCTTTAACAAAAATATTTAACCATCTTGACAGCGTACAAAAAGCACTGTCTGGCATAGGTTCTGAAGACATGGTAGACTGGAACAGCCCAGAGTACCGCTATGCTGGATACAGTAAAGACGAGCAGTCAGGGATAGTTTTTTACGCCCCTGAAGGAAAAGAAGGGACTGTGTATAAAATGGTTGATGGTAAGTTTGTAAAAGCAGATATTTAAAAGGATTATCATGTCTAACGATAAAGAAGCTTTTGAAAGAGCTATGGGCCTTTCTCCTGTTGTTGTTCAGGGTAAACAAAAAACTGAAGATGATGCTTCTGCTTTTAACAGAGCAATGGAAGAAAGAGCAGTTGTTTTGGCAAACAACCCTACAGACGAAGGTCCTACGGCCCTTGACCGTATTTTTATGGAGCCGGGACAAAGGTTTGTAGAAAGAGGCCAAGCTACTTTGGGAAGAGTACAAGAAAGTGCCGAAGACCTTTTTGTTCCTTCTCCTGCGGAGCCTATTAGGGCAGGAGAACCAACCAGAGGAACAGACCTGCCTTCAGTTCTTTTACAAACATTAGGGAACCCAGTTTCTTTAGCTTTTGATGTAGCAGCTAATGCTATCACAGTCGGAGCAGAAGAAGCTTTTACTCTTTTTCCTGAAGAAACTCAGAAAGACGCCCTTAATTTTTTAAACTCTGCTATGCAGACAAAACCGGGGCAGTTAGCAATGTCTGCTTTAGCAGAAGGCTCAGAAGCTTGGGACGAATACTCTCAGATGTATCCTAATGAAGCAGCAAATTTTGGTGCTTTCTTTGAAATTCAACTTGGTCTTCCTAAAGTTTTACTTCCTAACTACTCCCCTGATTTAAGACCCGCAAAGATAAGCACTATAGGGACTAGAAAAACTACTTCTCCTTTAAGGGGAATTGACAAAGATGTGTATAATATTGCTTACTCAAACAAAAAGAAAAGCGTCGAACAAGCTAAATTAACTACAGACCCAAGAGGTCCTTTACGGGCACAAGAACAACTAGCAACTCCAGAACAATTAGAAGTTGTAGACGAGCTAAGAAAAGCAGGAGTCAGTGGAAATAAAACTTTACAACAAAATTTAAATGCAACAACAAACTACTTAGATAAACTAGACAGAGGTCTTTTTGCCATTGCTAGAAGAAGAAAGCAACCTGTCTCTATGGACGTTTTTAACGAGATTCTTAAAGCAGAGTTTAAAAACGTAAGAGCCAACAACAGCAGTGTTTTTGCAGACAAGACTGCGTCTAAAAAATTCAATAAGTTTTATGGGCAAATGTTGTCAGAAATTAAAGCTAACGGAAATACTGCCGAAGGGTTTTTAAACGCTAGACGTTCTTTTGACGATAAAATGACTAGACAAGGTGTTAAAGTAGGTAGTTCTGATTTAAATCCAGCCGTTTTATCTGCAAAAATCCTTAGAAATGCCGTGAATAAAACTTTGTTTGACCGTGTTCCAGAAGCTCAAGAAATTCTAAAAAAAGAATCTAAAATTTTAAGTGTTCAAGACAACATTGCTATCAAGGCAGCAGAAGAATCTCAAACAGCCGTTGGAAGATATGTTCAAGAACTTGGTCTAGACAAACTAACAGGAGAAACAGCAACAAGCCGCGTTATAAACGCTGGCGCTGTTCTAGGGCTTGGTGTTGGTGCATCTCCTTATGTTATTTTAAAAAGAATGATGAAAAAACCTTTGCCATCAAAAGTTAGGTCAAAAGTTGGCTACGTTCTTAACGACGTTTTAAAAGAAATAGAAAAAGGACTAAAACGAACTCAAGACCCTGAAACTAAAAAGTCACTTCTTTTACAAAAACCTGTTGTTTATGCAGCTTTTAAAGCAGCAGCAGAACAGATTATGGCAGAAGCAGAAGAAGAACAAGAGGCGAAAAATGAGCAATTGGTACGATAGGGGTATAGCAGGTTTACAAGGAGTTTATTCAGAAGCCGTAGAAGACTCTAGTGAGGCAATGAGGGCGGCATCGTCAGGAGAAATTACGTATGCTGAAAGCGCACTAAGGCAAGTAGGAAGTGCTGCTACTATCCCTAGCTACGCTTTAGATAGTGCTTTTTCCCTGCTTCCGGGGTACGAATACCTACAAGAAAAAATAGGGGAAGGTATTCAGTATGCAGCACAGACAAAACCCGGACAGGAAGTTGTCTCTTACTTACAAGAAAACCCCAGACTAGCTAAAAATTTAGAAGCAGGTCTCAGTGTAGCTGAGTTTATTCCGGGAGCAAAAGCACTGTCCGGGGCTAAGGCAGCTAACGTGGCAGGAACAGCCGTAGACCAACTTACTGGCTCAAAATCAGGGAAAGGGATGTTGTTAGCTCCTTTGGATAACTATATACCCGGTTTTTACGGAAGAAGCGAAGTTACCGGAACTACGCCTATAGGCAAAATGGAAGGAGCTTCTCCTCCTCTAAGCCCCCTTGAGAAACAAATTGAACGACAGGTTTTTGACCCTAAATCTGCATTAAACACCGTTACTAACTTAGGTCCTATTAACAAAGTAAAAAAACAAGCAGGAATAGACGATTCAAAACCGTTTGAAAGTACCCCCGCCACTAGATCTGCCGTAACACGAGGAAGCAGTTTAGTTTCCTTTGCGGGAAAAGGGGCTAAAAATATAGTAAAAGATTATTTTAGTCCTGAAGCTAGGGCTTTGTTTAGAGAACAAGGTTTATCTAGAACAGGTAGAGACATTATAGCCGCGCATGTGACTGGTAACAAACTAAAGAATACAAAAGAAGGTAAAGAAATTTTAAAGAAGCTGGACAGCCTTAAACAAGAATACAAAAAATTGCCTAAAGAAAAAGGAAGGCTTACCGCCAAACACGAAAAAATAAATGAAGAAATAGGAAAAGTAGCTAGTGAGTTGCCCTCAAGAGGAGTACCCAAAGCTGTTGCTGAGTCCATATATCAACTGCATATAGGAGAGCAAGCAGGGAGACAAGGGAGTCTAAACAGAGGATTAACTGAAATAGCTAAAGAATCTTTTTTAGAGCCTTATAATAAATACCAGACAGGGACTCTTTCTTCTTGGTTTTCTAAACATAACAGAGCCAAGAGCGATAAGTACGATGTGACTTTATCTGAAGACGTTTCTTCTACTTTAGAACAAAACATAATAAACGCTCAAAAAGCGTCTTTTGGAAAATCAGGTGTCCCTGCTTTGGTTGTGATGAAAGAGCCATCAAAAAAAACATCAGGCCAGCACCAGTACGACGTGACAAGCACCGCAGTTAAGAAAGGGAAACCTGTTCCCCCTGCTGCTAAAATAGAAAGAGCCTTTAAAGCTTTAGGAAACAAGACGACAACACAAGATGCTCTAAAGGAAGAACTTAAAAAACAAGGATTAAATATAACAGGTGAGGGTAAAGACGGAAAGCTCTACTTCTCAGGAGGTTCGGTAGGCTCAGCTATTGTAGAAGGCGGTATAAACGTGTCTGGTTTTGTTAAACCTGATGGAACTTCTGCGTTAATTATGTCAGATGTTCATGATTTTTTTGAGAACATCAAGCCAGCTAAAGTAGTAGCAGACATTGAGCTTCCAAACTCTTTGCTTGCTGTTTCTCCTCCTGTTTTTAAAAACTTTTTAGACTCTACAGATTCTATATCTAACAGAGCAGTAAAAGATAAAGACTATAAAGCTGTGGATGTAGAAGAAGCCCTAGAAAATATTGCTTCTGCTCAGCCTAGTAAAAAGGTAGTTGATTTAGAGCGTAAAAGACAGAAGGGAATGTTGACAGGACTTAGTTCTGCGGCAACACAGCCTATAGCCACTGCCGCTGGAAACCAAGGAGAAGAAGGGGGCCAATAGACCCCCAGTTCCACTCTATATCTCACAACTGTTGCCAACACAGGCCAACTGTTGTGACCCTTCGGTCATGTCTGACTCTTCCACGATGTCCCATTGTATAGTCTTAGGGAACTCCTTGACTAGACTCTGGTACGTCTTTGAGTCCACAGGCTCATAGGGCGCTTGCTGGTACGTGTGTTCTGAGTAAGGTAGAAAACTAATGCCACTCACCTTGTCAAAATTGTTGTACAACCACTGTCCCACCTGTAGGAACTCATCGTCCCTGTAGTAGCAAGTCATGGAAGGCTTGTGTTCACACCAGTAGTCCTGATACATCTCCCACAGACACAACTGCTCCATAGCTCCCATGTCAGTCGCTACTACAGCCTGTTTAGGAGACTTTATGGGGAACGAGAAGACCTTAGTCGTAGGAGAAGTCACATCTTCCTCCACAGGGACTCCTGCAGCCTCTAAGACAGCACACAAGGGGTCTCGTGCGTCTGCCCTTACTCGTCGTATGTATTGCTCCGCATATCTAGGATGGATGCCCGACGCGCTATCCACCAGCTGAGATACAGTACCGGAAGGCTTAACAGCAGTAATGGCAGTGCTAACATTGATGCCAAGACGTTTAGCCCAAGTACGGTTAGTTTTAATAGCTTCCTCTTTAAGCTGCGTGAGCCAATGCCGTAGTTCTTCACGACTCTTTCTCCCTGACATAACTGGATGGTCCATGATGCCAGTGAGTGACACCCCTAGCAACGCCTCTTCTTGCGTGTTGTCCTTCCATATCTTACGCAAGTACCTGAAGTCAGTCAGAGTAGCCTGTAGCGTCCCTAGGACAGCCGCAGACCTAACCTTGAGCCGTAGGCTTTCCAGTGTGTCATTAGCCCTCACGACCACCTCAGACAAGTTACAGAACTGGTATGGCCTGAGTATAATCTCTGAGCATGGGTTTGTACCAAAGTCAAAGCTGGCGTCCCTACGTCCATTCTTCTCAGCCTGACGCTGACTTGCGACACGGCTAAAGACACCTCTCTCGCCTGACCGTGATTCATACAGAGACTTCCACTCGTTCAAGAAAGCTTCAAAGTCAGGTTTCTCTGTGTAACAGGCAGAGTTATTAGCCAAGCCACGCTGAGGATTATCTACCCACCACTGTCCTGACTTGCACCGTCGTAGTCTATCGTCAGTGAGGTTACTGAGACTGATGAGAGCAGACCTTCGCACACCGCCGACGACGACGATTTGTGCAATCTTACAGCATAGATCGTGGCACTCAATGGAGCTAAGTCTTCGACCAGCAGCGGCCCGAAAGACTTCCACGGTGAATTGAAACAGGTCAACAAGAGGTTCTGGACCAGACGCTCGACCTCCGAAAGTCTTAAGGGCTGCCCCCGCAGGTCTAACTCCAGAGACGTCCCACTTTGGAACCTGACCAGTAAACAACATTGCGATAAGTTCTCTATATCCTTTAGCCCATCCAACTTTGCTATCAGCGACGTGTATAACGGTATCTGTATCATGTAGCTCCTCCGCTACTTCAGGCAACTTAGAAATGTACTGACGTTCTACGCTAAACCCAACTCCTGTGCCACACATGAGTATGTACATCATCTCGTCAAAGGCTTTAGGGTGGTCAATAGGCAGATAGGAGCAGTTAAACCCAGCTACATTGTCTCTGTCCAAAGCCTCGCCAGCAGTCATCAGTGCCCTCATGCTGGGCATTACGTCAAGACCGTGGATAGGACCAAAGAGGTCCTTAGCTTCCTTCTTGGACAACTTCTCCTTACTGACCCAGAAGTCCAAGTAGCGGTTTACAGTTTCTTCCCATGTCTCCCTGCGCTGTTCTTCAGGCAAGTAACGTGCGTAGCGACTCTTGTGTATGTATTCTTGATATGCGTCCATTATAGTTCGTATTCCCCTGCAGTTATTAGTGACATCTTTAGTTGGTCCAGAAGAAAGTAAAGAGAAGCTGTGTCCATGTTTGTAGACACCACTATAAAGTCTTCTGATTTAATGATACAAAAAGCCTCGTCGTAGTTTTCTAAGTCTTCCTTAGCGACTATAGCGTCAAACACCATAGGAACCGTGAGTTCGTCTGTCTTTGGTTTCTGGTCAAAACTTCCTTTAATTACCTTCATTCTAACAACTCCTGTTCCACGACCATTTTGTTTAAGTACCATTGTGCTTTCTTTAGGTCCTGTAGACCATTCTTGTAACGCCACCTGTGTAAATATTTTATTACGTTGCCCTCGCAGTACTCAATAATAGACTCACCCAGTTGCTGCTTAATGTAGTCTATGGCCTCGATACCGCCCCTGTTGTAGTGAGGGGGTTTGTAGACTAAAGCGTCCCAGTCCTCCTTAGTCGCTGCGTCAATACTCATCTTCGTCCTCCTCTTCATCCTCTAACTCCTCTGCGAACTCCTCTATCTTGTTTATCAGCTTGTCCTCAAACCTGTCCAGAAGTTCTTCAGAAGTTATCTCCAGTGCTTCCACAAAGTCTTCAGGGTCGTAGTCACGTAGCAGACGTTCCTTAATTTCCTCCATTGTTAGAGACATCATCCATCAACTCCTGTAGCGTATCTAAAGTGTACCATGAAAGACCTTGTTTTTCACACCATTGAGACATAGTTATCTTAGCTCCTTTCCTTACTTTTTTATTTGGGTTCATAAGAACAAACACGAGTCTCTGGTAGTCTTCAAGACTGTCTCTGATGCTAGTGTATTTCTTAGTGTCACCTTCCCTGAAGAACCCTTTACACTCAACCAGCGTGTCACTGGGGGCGTGTACAAAGTCCGGCCTGTAGTTCCTGTGTATTGTGTAGGGCACTGTGTAGGGTTCATAGTCGAACCCCTCCAGTACTTCCGCTGTGTGTTCCTCGAATACACTACGAAACTTCGATTTCTTGGACCTTCGGTTCATTGAATACCTCTGTTAAATAACGTGGACCTGTTGAGTATAGGAACCCTCTTAAGGAGGGCCAGCATTCCTTTTTGTACGAGCAGTAGGAGCATCCGACGGCGAGTTTGCGGTTGCCACTCTTTCCATCTGCGATAGTTTCGTAGCACACCTCTGGTGGCTCCTCCTGCTCTACCATCTTTTTTATCTGGTTAATTCTTTCCCCAATGTCATAAGAGATTAGGTCGTACACAGGTGCTTGTGTATCCTC